TCAACAAAATAACTTTGTCTGTATTTACTTGGTTCAGCTTTATATCTATAACAGGTAGTTGCTAAATCGCATTTTTTACCATCGCACATTGTAATGTCTGCCATATCTTATTTGTTTTTAAATTGTTCAACTATTTCTTTATCTGAATAATCTTTACCATTCATTTGCCAACCTGTACTTGTTTCAATACAATTATCTCTTATGTATTCAAGAAGTAATATAAGTGTTTCTTTTGTCATTTAAATTTATCTTTTAGTATTTTATAATACAATCTGTTTACTGATTCTTTATTGCAACCTCTTTTATAATAGAAGTTCATTACTCTTTGAATGCGTTGTAAGTTACTCATAATGATACTTTGTTTTATTTTTTTTTGTAAAATCTTTATACTTTTTTAAATGCTCATTTGCTTCTTCAAGCGTATCAAATGAACAACGTGTTATTTGGTATTCAAAAGTATCCCATAAACTTAAATTGTATTGTCCTATTCCTTGCCAATGAAATAAAAAACATTTTCTTGTTTGAGCAATAAATTTTCCTTGAAATTTAATCACTCTATAATTTTTAAATAGTTTCATATTTTTTATAATATCTTGCTTTTTCGTTAATAGTTAAAAATGCTTCAAACTTCATTTGTATGTCTTCATTGTCTAACAAATCAATTAAGCGTGTTATGTTCTTGTTTGTTTGTAGTTGTGCTATTCTTGCATTAAGTTCTTTTATTTCTTTGTCTTTTAACTCTAATGTTTTTTGTAATGATTCAACTAATAAATCAGGTTTCTTGCCAACTAATATATTTTCTATTTCTTGTATTCTTGGATTGTAATGTTTTACACTTGGGTATATTTTTAAATGGTGTATTATAGTTGCGTGGTTTAGGTTTAGTTCTTTTCCTATTTGAGTAAACGATAAACCTTTTTGTCTTAATAAAAATGATGCTAATGTTTTCATTTCTATTTGTTCACGTTTCCTACTTTTTAAGGTTACATCAATTCCTGTTTCTTGTTTTATTTTTTCTACTATCATAATTTTTCTATTTCTTGTTTAACTTCTTGCCAATATTCATTTTCTTTGTTCCATTCATCTTCATCGCGCATATTAAAACATATTGCATCTAATATATTATCAACTGCAATCCAAGCACAAGTTTTTGCTGATTCAATATTATAATCATATTCTAAATCATTACGAAATTCAGGAAAAAAAATTAAATATTCACTTAATAATTTTTCTGCTTTTTCTTTTGGTGTCATAATTCATCAAATGTTAATTCTAATTCTATTGGGTTAAATTCTTCCACTACTGCAGTAAGTGTTAAAAATGAAGAAACTTCTATTGCTAAATGTATTCCTGCACAAACTTCAAATTCTTCACGTTCTTCATAATCTTTTAAAACGTATCGCATTGTTTCTAATGTTTCACCTTGTGATATATCATAAAGTGTCATTGCAAATGCTTCATCTTTTGTTAGTTCCATTACAGTACACCTCTTAAAACGTATTGGTCCAAATCAACACCTTGTGTTTGAAAAAAGTATTTATAGTTGCTTACACCTTGTTCAAACTTTTCTTTGCCTTTTGCATAGAACTCATCACTACATTCAAAAATTGCAATGTCTAAACTACCTTTGTCTATTGCTATAAACACAAAGTTTTCTACTCCAAACATTTCACGATATAACCACGCTTGTAAATCATAAGAATATTTGTCAGCACTGTATCTAAAATCTTTAATACCTGTTGTGGTTTTTAAATCAATAATAGTATTGCCTTTTAATATGTCTGCTTTTGCTCTAATAGGTATTCCATCAATCATTGCTATTTGTGGTACTTCATATTCTGCTTTTGTTAAGTATTCTTTTACTGCTTCATTTCTTAATAAAGCATCGCATAAACGTTCAGCAGCTTTCTTTTCGCTTTTAGTGTAAACTTCTTTTCCTGTTTCTTTTGCAAGTTTAAATTCTTTACTTGCTTTTGTTGCTGCATCTACAAAGATAATATCATCTAACTTTTCAGGTTCTAATATCATTGTGTGAAATAATTTACCATCACGCAACGCTTGTGTTTCACCACTACCATATTTTGTTGTAAAGTAATACGTTTTAGGTGAAGATATTAATGTTTTAATACTTGAACTACTTAAAGCGTTTTGCCCCAAGTAACCATAGTAAAAACTATCATCATACATATTAGCAAGGATTTCTTCTTTATCCCATTGTTTGTTATCAAATGTTGTTATCATATTATCTAATGTTTAAATCGTTTAAATTATTCATTGTTTCATCTGTTCTTAATACTTCTCTAATTTGTTGGTAATACAAATCTGATTCATTCCAATCAGTTAGCAATAACTTTTTAACGTAACGTAATCTGTTTTGAATATATACGTTTTCTAAATCCTTTGTTAATTGAATTAAGCTATCCAATTCGTTTATTACTTGTGCTTTCATTAGTTGTTTAGTTTATCGTAAATTGTTTCTAATATTTCTTGTTCATCAGCTTGTGATAGTATCATTGTTATATCAGTACCTTCATAAAATACTGAACCAATAATAACTTCATCCAATTCGCCTTTTACTTCTACTGTGTGGTAATCAACTTGTATTTCTTGACCACGATACTTAAATGTTTCCATATACTTGTTTTTAATTGTTTCAACAAATATATAACTTATTTTTTACTTATTAACATTTTAACAAAACTTTAACATAAATGCGTAGCATTAAAACATAAAAAAAGTAGGTGTTACCCTACTTATTATCTTCAATCCATTGTTCTTGTAACTTTTCGTGATGTTCTATTTCCCGAAGTAAATAGTTTAATGCCTTTCGTAAGTCATCAAGTTCGTTATCTTTTTTTCCTGCTCGTGCCAAGTACTTAACTATGTTGCCACGATTAAAATTCATATCGTACATTTTGCAAAAGTCTATTACATCAACTCTTGATTCTGTCATATAATGTATTGGTGTTATCTTGCTCATATTATTCAATCTTTAAAAATTCAGCTTCAGCGTATTGTTTAAACCATTCTTTGTTATCGTTGTACTTTTCAATAACTGCATCAATCATAATTAATTCATCAAGTGTTGAAGTACTTAATTTGGTAACCAAACTTTCAATCTTACTTAAAATGTTTGTAGTCATTTCAGGGTCTGTTTTATAAATACTTGTGTATTCTTTATGCACGACACTTTCCAAGTCTTTGTTAAGTAAGTTTATTCTGTTCTTAATTTGTTGCTTGTATTGCACTGTAAAGCGTAAATTTTCGTTGCATTCTAATAACAACTGTGATAGTATTACTTGCTTTAAATATTCTAATTGTATGTTGTTCATATTTCTTTTAAAATGTTATGTGGTTCAATGTATAAATAACTAACTTCTTTTGATACTTTATGTCTTGTGCTAAAATGTGTTGAAGCAGGATTCTTGCTATTCGTTTCCCAAATTGGTTCTACTTTCAATAAGTTCCAAAAATATATTCCTCGTGGTGTTGAATTAACATAAATTGGTATATCTAAATGTTTTTCGCATTCACTCAACATAGCATCAAACTTTTTCTTTTCTAATAGCATTTCGTTAAAGTGTCTTGTTCTACATTTTAACTCTATACGATGTTTGAAGTTTGGAGAGTAACAGTCCCATCTACTCATTGGATTTTTAGATTTAACTAAATCCTTGTAAATGTTTTCTTTTAACCAAAGGAATAAATCCTGCTCGTTCCAATTATGCATTCTGCGTATCGTGAATTTTCTTTAATTCGTTTATCCTGTCTCTCCAACAAGAACCACAATTCGATGGTTGAATATTTTGATTAAATACATTCTTGTAAATATCAATAATTCTGTTTTGTTGTTTTGGTGTTAACTGATTATTTGTAACTGAAAAGAATTGTGTTAACCATTCATTATCCTCATCGTTTAAACATTCAGCTTGTTTGTAAGGAAACAATTTATTCAATAGTTCTTTACGTTCACCACAACCACAATCAACACCTGTAGCTTCTGAAATTGCTTCAACTACTTTTTTAATTCCTGTTGCTTCAGTGATTTGTTCTATTGTATCACCAAGTCCTTTTGCTTTTTTACCTCTTGCCATTTTTTTAAAGTTTTAAATTATCGTAATCATCTTGTAGTAATCTTTTTAGCTTTTGCTTATTAGCTTTTAATGTGTGAAATATAGAAACAAAACTAATGCCTGTTTCTTTTGCTAATTTTCTTATCGATGTTTTATTATCCCTGTACAAAGTAAATAGCTTTTTATCGTACCATTCCCAACTATTAACTTCTTCTTCAGCTTTTGTTCTAAAGTCATCCCATTCAATTTCTTTTTCTTCAGAATAATCATCAATTAAATTATAAATATCATCGTTTAATTCACATTTATCAATACGCTTTCTAATATTATAGAGTTGAAAGTGTATGTTTCTTATTATGATAAACACATAACCTCGATTGATTTTACCATTAGTAAACATTTGTTGTTCGGTTACTTTGTATTTATGCAATAAAAGATACATCTCTTGCACAATGTCATCTGCCCAATCTTTGTCAAACACTGCAGCAAGTTCTACCCAATCACTATGGTATTTAGCAACTCGTTCTAATATTGATTCGTTTCCCATAAAATGTTGATGCTTAAAATTCCTACTAATATTTGTAGCGTGTGCCATTTTTCATCATCAGCTTCTTCTACATCGTATAAAGCACCAATCATAAAACCATTGATAATAGCTAATCTTACATCCTTACCTTGCTGAACTGCTAAAGTCAAAGAAAATAAGATTAAAGAAAAAAATAAAAGAATGTATATCATATTAATATAATTTAGCTGAAATCTTCGCTACCTTTTGTTCTATTGCAGGTTTTAAACTAATGCGTATATCAACATCAGTTAGTTCAGAATCTTGCTTTAGGATTGATTTATAAGCTTCTTCAATGCTTTGCCAATCTAAAACAGAATCAACTTGTAATAATTGTTCAATCATTTGTAACTTAAAAGTAACATCTTTAAAGTAAGATAATAATTCAGGATTATCAGAATTGTACAAAAGCATTCTTGATGTGCTTACTTGTAATTCGTGCAAATGATTTTTAATAGTTAAGTTTTCCATTGCGTAAATTTATTAATAAGTTATTAACATTTTAAAATAATTCAATTTGATTGCTTTCTTTTTTACTTACTATTCCTAAAGCTATTTCAAATATTGTTCTACCCGCTTCATAATCTACTAAATTACGTGCCATTTTATCTAATCTTTGACTTCCTTTATATTTTCTAAAATCGTAATCGTGAAATTTTGAAAGTGTATCTATTTCATTTTTCATTAAACATAAAATACCATCTAATTTTCTTTCTTTTAAATCTGTAGGTAAAGTAAAGTTAGTCCAATATAAATGACGACCTCTTTTTTGAGCAGCTACTAATGGTTCGTAATAAGGCGTTACGTTTTCAACTACATATTTTCCACTAAAAAAATTGTCTAAAAAAATAATTTCTTCATATAGTTTTAAATCAGGATAAATAAATTTAAAATTTTCTCTTGCCTTTTGTGTTACCCTTACTTTACTATGGCTTGGGCAAGGTGGTGAACTCCAAATAAAATCAAACTGTTTAAAGTTATCTAATAAATATTGGTGTGCATCTGCAACTATTACCTTATCGTTTGGAAAACGCTCTTGATATAATCTTGCAGCTTCTTCATCTAATTCAACTGCAGTTACTTCAATTTCAATGTTAGCTTCTTTTGCTACTTCATCCCACTTGTATCGGTTACCACCTAAACAAGCATATAAATTTAATATTTTCATATTTTTATATCTTTTAATATATCGTATAAATCACCTTCAACTTGTGGCAATCCAAAATTGTTTACTTTAAAGTTAAAATCTTCAAAACTTGCGTTTCTACTTCTTTTGCAACTTACTTTAACAAGTTCTTTATTAACTGTGTTTAGTTCTAATTGTATTTGTGTTTCTGCTTTCTTTTCTAAAAAGCTACCTAAATGTCCCGTTGGTTTATCAGTTCCAAAATTTGAGTGAATAACCGTAACTATATGGCAATTTAATTCTTTTGACCACCGCATTAAATGCTGAACAACTTCACTTGCTTGTTCTATGTTATTAACATCAGCACATAAATCAGCAACACCATCAATAATAACTAAACCAATATCGTTACCTTCTAATTTATCGTAAAGTATATATTCAATAAAAGAAACTCGTTCTTTAAAACCTAATTGACGTAATGCGTAAGTGTGATATTTATCATCTTTATCACCTGTCATTTGTAATGGTCTTTTAAAAACTAACGATGCGTGGAAATTTCCTTGCTCGGTATCAAAATGTATAACGTGTTTATCTTGCCTGTTACCACGTAAATTACCACCAAAACCTTGTAGTTCATTTTTCATATAAACACCGCTTAAAAGCGAAATAAAGAACGTTTTTTTACTCTTTGGTGGGGCTTGTATAAATGAAAAGTTACCATAAGTACCTATTGGAATAGGAAAAGATTTATAACCATCTTTAGTTTCAAATTCTTTTTCACCACAACTAATAGCAGGTATTGGATATTCTATTTCTTCTTCAGGGTTAATGTAGCAATCTTCTTCAAGTACTTGCATTAACATCCTATTGATTGTTTCTTGTTCTGTCATTGTTTATATTTCAGATAATAATTTAAACATTTCCTTATTATTTTTTAAAAATTTAGTTAATTTACCTTCTTTTGATTCTGTTAACTCAAGCAAATCTTTTGTTAAATAATCATCTTCTTCAATTTCTTTAAGTTTATTAGTATATGGAACATAACCAACAATACTTGGAACTTTTTTATTATGCTTAGGTAAAAAAATATTAATAAGAATTGTTTCTAACTTTTCTTTTGAATAAAACATTGTTTCATCTTGTAAAATACAAATAACATCAAAATCTTTATCTTTTTTATGTGTCATTATTCTTCTTGATAAACAATCAGAAACACCTATATAAATAATTTCTTTGTTTTTAATTAATATATATAATCCACTTTTATCTTCATATTCATCAATTTTATATTTTTTACCATAAAATTTATAAATAAAAGCATTTTTTCTAAATATATCTATTTTCATAATTGTTTGTGTAAAAAAGGGTAGCTTTTAAACTACCCGATTAATTTTAGAAAGGTAAACTATCATCTACCAATGAACTTGCTTGTTGTGTTGCAGGTTGTCCTTCTTTTTTAACTGCTTTAATGTTTCCATCAGTCCAAACTACGTTTCCGTTGCCAAGGTAGTTTTTAGCTTTTTTAGCATCACGTTCTTCTTTAGTTTGTGAATCAGTTAACGATACGTTTTGACCCCATTGGTTTGCTTCATCGTTAATGTTTAATGTGCAATTGTAAAAAACAGCACCATCTTTTCCCATAACGAATTTCTCTTTAGGAAGCTTATCCACTCTGATACTCAAGTTAATTATTGAACTCATAATTTTTGTAGCACTTAACCTTGCAATCGGAATTTAAATTAATTTTAATTGTTTTTCGATAATCTTTTTACCTTTTTTAAAGTTATCTTTTGCCCACAATGGCTGAAAATTTGTGTAATGGTTTAATCTTAAAATATCTTCTTCAGTCTTAGCAGAAGAAATTGGTATAATATGGTCTAAATGTATTTCGCTCATTCTTTCAAACGACATACCATCCTTAAATTGCAAAGATATATAATTCATAAAGAAATTTAATGTACAACCTAAAATATCTTCTGACTTTTTAGATTTAATATACCTTCCGTCACAGGCTCTTTTAAATGATTGAGTAATTGAACATCTAACATTAAAACTTAAATTATATAAAGCATCTGTTTTTCTTTTTTCTTTTTGATAATTATTAAAATATTCTTTTCTATTTTTTCTTGAATATTCATATTCGCAAGATTTACAGTCACTACGATAACCTGATTTTCTATTTTTTCTTGTTCTAAAATCAGTTAGTGGTTTTTCTACTTTACATTTAGTACATACCTTCATTATTTAACTTTTAACAATTCTTGTTTTGTTTTGGCTGCTAATTTATACTTTTTTTCGATAACTTCAATAGTTCCACCACTTTTTAAATATTCAATAGCTTTTGTAAACTCGGGTGTGTTAACGTTTAACCATTTTTGGTCATCTTCAGTTGTCGCACTTTTTGCACCATCTCGTCCGTGTGTATTAGTTGCATCAGCATCTTGTGTGTCATCAATAAGTAATAAGTTACCTAATGCGTATTTTTTACCATAAGATGAAGCTGAACCAAACGCCTGTGGAATTTGCATACCTTTTTGTTGTAAATCAACACCAACTATTGCAGTAGCACTTATTTCTTGAACGCCATTAATATCGTGAATAGTTGCAGTTGAATAAATAATAGGTAAATCAGATGAAGCACCTGCAGTTTCAGTTATTGTAAAATAAACACCATATTTTTCATTGTAAGGTTTTAACGCTTCAAGAATATCTTCTGCTGAACGGAAGTTATATTTTCCAAAAGAATTAAATTTTGATTTGTTAGCTTTAAATTCAAATTGAATTTTACTTAATTTTTCGTGCAATAATAATTGTTTCATAATTCGTAAGTTTTTTGTTTAATAATTGTTTTATACTCTTGTGGACATTCTTCATCACATAATTCAAATATGTGTGCTTTAACATCGTTTAATTTAGCTTCAAGTTCGCATATACGTTTTTGTAATGCTTCAACTTGAAATCTTTGGTAATCAATTAAATCTTTCATTTGTAATTGTTTTTAATTATGAAGCAAATATATAATGAATTTTAATACAAAAATAAACTTTAACATTTCATTAACAAAAAAAAAGAGTAGCCGTTAAACTACTCCTTCTTCAAACAATTAGAAAACAATCAGAAATTATAGAAACTAAAGAAATTCTTTTAGCTTATCTTTGTAGTGTTGTATCATATCCTGTAAATCACTATCTGTAAATTTAACAATTTGCCTTGATTTTAAAACCATTTCTTCAGCTTTATCTAAACCCAAGTATTTAGCAAATAAGAATTGTTGACCTTGATTTGTAATATTACAACCATAACATTGAACACCTACGTTATTTTCATCCCAACGTGTTGAATAATGTCTTCGTGATTGAAAGTGACCGCATTGCAACTTTTTCCAATGGTCTTTTTTACCACAAGTAACGCATTCAGCTATTTCGTTTTTAGCATAACGTAAACGAATGTATTGTGAAAATACACTGTCTAAATTTTTTACTATCGTTGAACGTTTTACTTTCATTTGTCAAATGTAAAAAATAGCTATTAACATTTATGTAAATAACTTTTGTTTTTTCAATGTAACTTTTTGTGTAGTTTTGCGTTTAATAATTAACCAATGCGTTGAAGACTTGCATAGCCTAATAAAAATGGATGATGCTTGGAACAGGTAAAATATTGAAAATTTGTTTTTCTACAGGGGCTTTTTCTTTATTTTCTTTTTCTTTTTTACCCTTTTTTCTTTTTCTTTTATTTCTTTTGTATTTAAATAACTCTTAAATACTTTTTTAAAATATAATATATAATTAATAATAATAAAATAAATAATAATATAAAATATTTAATATTATAATTATCTCTTTTAATTTCTTTTTGTTTAATTACTTCTTTAGATTTAATATTTGATTGTTTATCTTGCGTTTTAACAATTCTAATATCTTTTTTATATAAACTATTATCTTTTTTCTTTTCGTGCTTTAAAACAACGTTAAAATACGTTTTACCATTATACGTAAATGGTTTTAAATTATCTTTAGCTTCAATAGTAAAAGTTTCTAATTGATAGTTAAATTTAATTTCTACGTTTGATGTATCAGTTGTAATTGTTTTTTCTGTTACAACTTCTTCTTTTTGTGTGATATGTTCGTTTTTAACCACTTTACGTGACCCACACGCAATTAAAAACATAAAACTATATAAACATATAACTTTTAAAAGAAAATGCGTTAAATCGTGTTTATTTGCGTTATTCATTTTAAATGTCTTTATATTCGCTTTTAGCATCAAATGATGGACAAGCTTTAACTACACCTTTGAAATCTTTATGACCTTGAACAATAGCATTTGGGAATTGCTTTTTAGCTTGTTTAACTAAATACAATAAACTTTCTTTTTGTTTAATAGTTCTTGTGTCTTTTGGTCTACCTG